CGTTTGTGGTTCATTTAAGAATCTAACAAATTGTCCTGTCTTAGCATTAAAGAATTTAGCCCCCATATAAAATGTGTCTATTGTAACATAATTAGGATTCTTTAACCAATAGATAAAATAACCCTCTTTGTCTCCAATAAAATCTAATATGAAATGAGGTATTTTAATTTCAACGTCAGGTGGGGCGGTAATTGGTGATGAATCTTCTCCTTCACCAATACCTTGCGGGTCGTCATTAATATCACCACCTGAACCTTCAGACTGTACTGACGGAGTAATTGACGGTGTCGGAGTGTTTGATGGGTCTACAGGTGGGGGACCCGGATTCAGTCCACAATCTTCAGGTGGTAACACAGGAAGACCTCCCGATGGTGGTGACGATACTTGTGGTGTTGTCGCTGGTGGTAGATTAGGACAATTACACCCACCAGTTCCCATTTGGCTCAAACTATCAATATATACGTTTAAATCGGGTGCCGGTATCACAGTACCTGTATCTACATCAGTTAGTTCATAACACACATTGTTCACTTGAATAGTGTACGTAGTATTAGGGTAGTCCATAATATTGAACGTATTTATCTCTAAGTCTCTATAAGTGACAAATGAATCACAGCTCGTAAATGTCGCCACATAACAAGGGCCAAATGGTACTAAGTTGTCAATCTTACTCATTGTATTATCTTCAACTATTACTGAAGTTCCATAATTAGATACTACATTACGAGCTCCGGCCACTTGTGGCATTACTGCAGGAAGTGTCGGACCATCAACTTGCCCATTAGATTCAATAGGTTCGGTATTTGAACTTCTTGTCTCACCCTGTTGTGTAGGTATTATAATAGATAAGTAAAGTTTTTGAGTTTCACTATCGGGTGTATCATATAGGTCTAACTTAAAAAAACTTCGTTTGAATGAGTTCGCAAAGTAATAGACCTCCGCTTCGGTAAAACATGTCCCTGTAAAATCGGGGTTTTCAGTGAAAACATAATCGTTGATGTAATTTTGTAACGAATTATTTAAATTCGATATTTCACCGTTTCTGTCAAAAAAAGAAAATTTATACTCTATCGATGTGTTAAGTTTATTTTCTTTAAACCAATCGTTATGTGCATATCTTGTAACCTCAAAGTCTTCAACAGGATTAATTACTTTCTCTAATACCTCATCTTCATACTTATCAACTAAATCATCTCTTCCGAGCATGTCAGTTTTTATCTCAATGGGTATATTAAGATATTTGTCTTTTGATTGTATGTTAAATCTATACTTATTCACAATCGTCAACTAAGGGTGAGTAGATAATATTATTATAATTATTGAAGTCTTTTTGCATCGGAGATAACATGAACAAAATATTTACGTATGGGTAATGACAATCATTTAAAAATGGGTGGTTATAACCATTACCATCTGTGTCTACAAAACCATACGGATAAAGGTCTCTCCACCTCCATTGATTATCATTTTTTGAGAAGAATGAATAGTCTGGTATCAAGTCTACCTTATCTTTATCTCCAGTCTCAACATAATCAGAATATACTCTAAGTGGTATCCTATAATGTGGGTGATACGTATAACCAAAAGGTAAATTTTGATTCGTATTAGTATAAAACTTTTGTTGGTTATAGGATATCTTATGACTTATTTCACTAAGTTCAACTTCCTTATTTTCATAATCATTGTATGCGCAGACAGAATCCATATTCTCATCACTTTTTTGTATATACTTATTGTAATAAAAAGTTTCTCCATTCACAGGATACTCATCGTAATCTATCTCATCTCTATTATCAATGTTAGTCTTTTCCCACCATGTATCTACATCATCTTTTAAAAAATTCATATCCCATCCGACCTGTATACCTGTAAAGGTATGCCCCGCATTAGTATATGGATTATTAAACCAACCCATATAACCTTTATTTAAAATAGTAACATATAAATCTGTTACTGGTCTCTCTAAATTATCTTTTAAATTATTAATACTTACATCTTCATCAAAAGAAATACCTACCGTCATAGACCCATCTTTTATTGATGTTCTCTGTATGTTGTTAGGAGTTAACGCTGAGTATTCTAATTGTTTTTTTATCGGGAAAATATTGTTTTCAAAACCCATTTTCGTAATGTCTGAGTTTGTAGTGTCTGTAAGAATTTTATGGACCCTGACATAATATTTGGACATCGTCTCACCTGTATTATTAATATCCCCAACTCTTCTGAAATTACCAGTTGCGTAGTTTCCAAAATTTACATCATCATATCCGTAATTGAATATTGAAAATACTCTATCTTCATTACCATAAGACCTGTCCCCTAAACTATATACTTCAAAAAACCTCTTACCCGCTATAGGTACTTTAGTATAAATCCAATCCCCCACCGATAAATTATGTTTTATACCACAATAAAATGTAATAAAATTCTTACCTCTATCTTGTTGGTTTATTATGTAATACGGTACTCCGTCGCTCACAGTATACTGATTTAAGGAAACACCATTTTCACCATATAAAACTTTATGGTGCATTCTTTGCTCATAATTGTTTCTTGAAGCGTATGAGACATAAGTAGTCCAATTATATGTGGTAGCACTCTTACTTACAAACTCCACATGCCCTTCGATACCTCTTGTTCTGTAGAATGTAAACTCATCATATTGTGGATATCCTGACCAATATACAAGTCCGGGATTTGTATTACTATTTAATACTGCAGTTATTGCATTTGTATAATACAATGAATTTCTAAAAGGTTCGTAATCGGTGGCACCTGTTATCGTATTATCAAATATATTTGTTATCTTACCCGCGATTCTAAACTTAGTTGACTTCTGTCTTTCGTCGTCAAATCTCTGTTCTATATTTAAAATTTTGACTCTATCACCCTCTACATAATTTCTATTATTACCCTGTAAATCTACATTGATTTGAATATCAGTATTAGAAGAACCCGCAAAGCGGTCTTCACCTCTAACTATCCTTATCTCATTAGATTTTTTGTTACTCATTCTAAATTAAAAATATATTTCTTTATGTATCTATTCATTGCGGTCTTACCTCTTCGTAGACCAAAATAGAAATGGAATGGATTACCAACTTTAAAGTTACCACCATTCGGGTCATTTAAAGGATATGAATCGAACTCAGGGTCACTTGAACTTTTATTATAAATATATCCTAATCCATACCCATCATCAGGTTTCATGTACTTACCACTACCATTGTAAAAGTCATCACCCTGATATACAGAACTAAATATATTTTCAGTATGCCAACTGTTTTGTTCGGTACCAAATAACCTTGTGTCATTAACATGCCACATATAATATGGGACGTATTGTGAGTTAGGATAACCAAATGGATTAACGGGACCGTTTTCAACATTAGGAGCGAAGGTTGTTACTCCTTGAGTTACAATCCTTCGATTCGCAGTATTAGAACTAAACCATATACCGAACCTGTCATCCTCAACAGTTATACTGTCGGGATAATTTCCATCTAAATACGGTACCACACCATACTCACTATTTATACTTACCATTTGAGCGAAGTCTCCGTCAACTCGAGCATCAAATGGATTTGTTATATAGTCAGCTAATAAAGTACCTGTTAACCCATCTGGTAATACTCTAGAAAATATTGCCCCAACACTAGCGTCACCAGCACCCAACAGTTGATTTAGGAAATTGGAATTAGACAGTCTGGCAACCGCGAATAAGTTTATAATAGTTGATATGTCTTTATATGAAGAAGATGTAAGTGTATCTATAAAATACCCTTCGAATTCGGGTGAGAATGCAATCTCTCTTGTAAATTCATCTCTCGGACCTAACTCCATGATTGTGGTAGGACTCCATATATTTAGTTTATTTTGCCCTGTATATCTTGTTCTACCAGGTTCTTGACCTACAAACTGATTAGTATCATCATTAAAAGGTGTTGACCTGTAATAGAACGAATTAGTATCAGTATTAAAGTACACTGGACCCTGGTCTCTTAATTTTTCCCAAAACTGTTGTGAGTCACCGCAATATCTATATCTACGAGGTAAGTTATCAGAATTATATAGGGTTTGTTTTTGGAACGCGGGCATATACAATGCCCCGTTTAACCAATTATTTTGGAACATCTCACCTATAACTCCCTGACATAATGCAAACATAAAACGTATTCTCGTCCTCCATTCAAAAAGTCTTCTAATATCTCTAGGAATAGAAATAAATAAACGTTTTATAACGAACATATAACAACCATTAATGAGTGTCTCGGAACCTGACCAAGTGTCATTATTGGTGATTTCACCATTCACATTCAAGTAACAAGGGTCGGCAATATCAAAGTCTTCACCCGAACCTTGATAACACCCTAGTGGAACCATACCACCACAACTAAATGAACTAATTACCGCCTGTGTTTGTGAGTTTGCATCTTCAGCTTCGTCAGCCGCGTTTCCACTATCGTCAGTAGAACCTACTGTCTCTCCTTCACCTGTAGTTATAGTACCGTCATCATCAATAAAATATATTTTTTGAACGTTATTCATATGAAGGGTATACCTTCTAAATTCAGGTTCATCGTTATTATCTTCTAAAAGTTCAAACTTATCGCTTGATGGTAATCTGTCCGACCTAAACACCAAGTTACATGGTGTATTCATTGTCGTTTTTGGTACACCCGTAGGATATAAACCGTCGGAATCTATCTCATATTCTTTAGGTAGATATAATGGTGATACTGAGGCACAATTATATTTGTCGAGGGTAGCCCCCGCTCTAGCATTTCTCTCCTCATCGGTGTTACTTCCATTACATATATTATCATTGTCAAGTAAATGTGAGAATTGGTAACCACAACCATCAATTCCTCTTTGCATCCATGGATTTATACCTACTTTGGGGAAACCAGAGTTCGCAACGTGCTTTCCAAACGACCCCATGTAATTACCCTGATTATCAAATTTAGTACATTGTGTTATTTGTGGGTCTAATGAACAGTATTTATTAAAACTATAGGTGTCAAAATCTTCCCAATCGTCTTCATTTGGTGCAAATCCATACGATGTATGATATAAATTACTATTATAGAATCCATTACCACTGTTATCATTACTTTCAAAATACATTTTATCATCAACATTATTACCATTTAATTCTGTTATGTATTTATAATGTGGACTTGCTGACTTAGCATCGTTGGCTTGACCATTCCATTCGGTAGACGACCAACTACCGTTACTCTGTATTGGTATGTTCATATAGTAGTCGCCCTCAACAACAACACTACCGTTATAATCGTCAGCACTACTACCAAAGTAACCAAACAATTTAGACAAATCATATCTCATTTTTTGTCTCGGAGTGTAAACATCAACACCTCTCACAAAAAATCCTATCATTACATTCTCATAGTCAACGGCACCTTTTGAGATTTTAATCCCTCCCGCAGCATTTGCCTGACCTACATTACCACAAGGATTCGCCGGACTTCCGCAATCACCACCATCTGAAATATAACCATTAGTTTTACACTGATACTGTGACCTATAATCACTGATGAATCTTTTTAATAAAGCCATCGTGGTTCCCTCAAGTTTCGTGTTCATCTCATTCATAGTCATAGCAGTAATAACTTGGAAATACTCAACTCCACTTTTGTTTTTATATTCCGCAGTTTCCGCGGTAAGTACTAATCTTGCGGTTCCTGTTTGTTCACTTCCGAATCTATCGACGTATTTCACATCTCTAGAAACATAGTCTGTTGCGGACCCATAAGTATAACCTGTTAGTGACTTACTACCAAACTGATTTGGTGTGTCATATGCTTCGATATTTGGGTCACTTATTTGTGTCACATCATTAAATGTCATTAAACTACCTGTTTTAATCGTAGTTCCTGGGTCAAAAATAAAAATATTACACATGTCGGTCCACGCATTACCTTCTACAAGTCCCGCAGGTAACGAGTCATTAATGGTGTTAACTTGTATTCTGTTTGTGGTGCTATCAGTGTCTGTAGCGTCATAAACATTTTCCGCCACTGAATAGTTAGTGAAAAGACCTGGTGAATATGTACCATTTGTACCACAAAGATTACTTTTCATAATTTTATCACCAAAGTATAACCATCTACGGTTCATTAGATTCAATGCCTGTCCCCATGTTGGGTTGGGTTGAATATGCCATCTGATTTTATAATCTTCATCACAATAGTTTTTCCACATAGGATATATTGGAGACTTATACCACTCTTTTACGTCATTTTTATTTCCAGTACCATCAGCCTCACCACTTTCTTTAATTAACTTTTCGTAGAATTTATCTTTTTGTTTGTTATCATAACCTGAACGTAACATCCTTTGCTGAATGTCGAACATGAAGCTACCTCTGTAACCGTCAGTTAAATCTGAGTCACTACAGTACCCATTACTTGTACTAACACAATAGTTAGTACCATCAATAGTCTCTGGCTTATCAGACACATAATTGTCTATAACAGTAGCATCGAAAATCGCCCCAAATTCTAAATCACTCTGAAAATCTTCGGCTGAGTCTAACTCATCACTAGAATTGTCAGCCTCATTTGTTGAACATTCACAAGCTTCACAATCAGGATAAGAAAGCATCGGTAACGCAAGGTTTTTAAAAGGATTTTCTTTAGGTAGTGGTTCCATCCCTTTTTCACCACATTCATCACAATCTAAATTTGATGAAAGTCTACAAACTATTTTACATATGGTTCTTATAATACCATTAACAATCGCAATTATAATATTGATTATAACTCTAAGTATTGGGTATAAAAACGCCAATACATGCATTAATATAATGATTGAAATGAGAGGAAATGTCAGAATACTTAATATGAAATTAAAAATATACATAAATAAGTTATTGTTCCTCTGAGCATCATTCACTGGCGGTACACTAGTTTGTGAAGAACATGTATCATCATTTATCTCCTTTATACCTAAGTGTCTTTTTCTATTAAATCCCCACTTAAATCTATCGATATGACTCGCAACAGTATAAACCTTATTGTAATTAAATTCATAAAAACTATCTTCACAGTTTATAGCAGCGTTACTGTCGTAATAATCGTCCCAATTCAATGAGAAAGCATATGATTTATTTCTTTTTTCTTCTGTAGGTCTATCATCTCTCGATGTACCAGACCACCCATGTTCTCTAATATTTGGCACTAGATAGTTCGCTCTGATAACATCTTCTTCGAGCCCTCCTTCGTTTTGATATTTAATTTTAAACCTGTACTTACCTTTGGTTGGTATCCCTTTAGAAGGGTCGGTAGATAGTATCTGCTCCCCAAACTCATTTGTTATAACATAATTTAAGTTCATAGGTAGGTCTATCATCCACACCCCTTCGTCATCAATTACGTTACCACCTTCTTCTATTTTATATTCTTCAATAATTGGTCTACCACTAAAATCAACATCTATTGTTTGTCTTAACGCCAATATCTGACCCGGACCTGTTTCCAAATCACATAAATTACCTGCCTTATTTTTAGGTTTACAGTTTCCTCTCAGATATTGTTCCTTAATTGTAGAGAATATTGAACCCATAAAGATTGATGTTGGTTGTATCTCAATACCCTCATCCCTTAAATCAAAATCTGAACGTGTAATACCAACATCACAGATATCATTTTCACCCCAAAATGGATATACTTCAATCTCTTTTACCACATTCACAAGTTGAGGTAGACTATTTAAATCGTCACTCGATTTAAACTGCTGTCCGTTGAATTGAGATTCAACACCTCTACCCATTCTTATTAAATCCGCAGGTCTTAGTGAAAACTGACCTATATTAGAAAGGTCTAAGTCCATAACCACTTTTTGTTGCCCTAACGGTACACCAAAAATCATAAAGTCACCTGAGTCGTTTGTTTTTACTGTGTACTTGTAATACTTCTCATAAACTTGTAGTACTTCTTTTCTTGTTAGTACATCATCTCTCGTTGGAAATGTACCTGTCGGTGTATGTCCCCCATACTCTTGTACGTATGGTAAAAGATTATATCTAAACCCGTCTTCATTTTTATCCGTTACTTTTCTATATGGATATAATGTTGATATAATTGGGTCATTTTCATCGATATTATCCAATGGAACAAAAATAGACACGCTTACATTCGGAACACCAAATCCACCATTCACGACAACTCTACCAGCTACAACACCATAGTCTGCACAGAATCTATCGTACAAATCTTCTTGCCTAAATTTTAGGGACAAGATTTCTAAGAAATCAAAATCCTGGTCAATGTTAAGTCTTACTTCTTTGTCAACACCAACTTCGGTTCTAAATCTATATGATTTGGGCATAAATTACTTTTAAGATAAATAGTTATTTACCTTAATTTTAAATTTAAAAAAATAAAAGTGTATGAATGAATTATGAGAACTCTACGTTCTTAAGCTTTTTGATTCTTACCTTAATATCTTTTTCAGGGAATCTTACTTGGTAAATCTGATTCGGTTGTGCAAAAATTGTATCGTCTATCAATTCTATTTGCTTTGTCGTTTTATCAGAATACCTTTGTGAGGTTTCAGATGATGAATACTGACCTCCCGTTTTGTTAAATATTTTTATATCCGCTAATGTACTAACACCAGGTATATCTTGTATAATCCTTCTAATATCTGATACATTAACGTTTTTACCTAATAAGTTGGTTCTTGGTGACATATAAGAATCAAGACTGTTTACAATATTAGTGATTACCTGTCCCTGATTTTCTGTTGATGTCATAGCTACAGAGATATCGAATTCTAAGTCGATTACATTTGCACTCCTGATTGATATATAATCGTTAATCATTCTGTAGTTAGATAGATAATTAGCAATATTATCCTTTAGGGTGTTAGATACATTACTTGTCAATCTACTATTAGCATCATATGATAGTATCTCTATCTTAATTTTGTTGTCTTCCTCCATGATAGAAGCCTTAGCAGGTGCACCAAATCTACTCGGCATCGTTCTTAACAATGAGTTATAGTCATTAACTGTGACCGCTCTTTTTTGTGCCGCAAAGTTAAATGAAACCATATTTCTAACTTCTTCAGTAGTTGGGATATCCCCACCACCAATTGCTGCGGTGACATTGTTACATCTTAGACTATCTAATACATTTTGATTTATATTAGACGATGGTCCGTTGACTGCAAAATTCACATTACCTATTTGTGTGATTGTATTAACACCAATATTAGATGCGGTACCACCACCAATTCTATACTTAACAAATAATGTGGTGTTAGCCTTAACTGTCTTACCTAACGCTATGTTATTTTGATAATCCTGTAGTCTGACTGGTATCCCTGTTCTTGCAAACTCCGCTAATTGTTCATCTGCAGTTACTGTTGAGTTACCGAATTGTACTCTACAATACCCCTCAGGTGTATATTCAGAAATAAATCTATTTTCTGTTTCTATGTATTTACCAACCTTAATACCAGGTTTATCGGATGCCTTAGTTGGGTCTTCAACAAAAACTGTATTTTCGGCCAATGCATCAACTTCGTACCATTTATCAGGTGAAGTTATGAATTCATCGTATGTCGGCGGACTTGAGTATGATGTACCGTCTTTCTGAATTAAAGATGTAATACTAATAACATTTTTCTCAGGTAAGAAGAACTCATAAAATGGTCTAACATCGTTGGCGTTAATTACTTTTTTAAATACTTTTGATGTACCATTTACCACAACCTCTCTTTTAGTAATTGTATAATTTACTATTCTATTATTTGAGTCAAAGTTTGGTATCTTAGTTCTATTTGGGAAACCTTTACTGTTGTACTGTGTACTAAAATCAATATCGTCTTGGTTTTCAAAAATCTGACCCGCACCTATAAATTGTGAACCGGCTCTTATAACTCCAAGATATCTACTATCTTCTTGGTCTCCAAATGCGGGTACCGTAATTGAAACATCAATTAATGATATTGATGGTCTGTTACCCGGTATCTTTAGACCGTAAGTTCTGGCGATATTGAATATTGAAGATTTCTGTTGTGCATATTGTAGTACAGTTTCTTGTACACTTCTATCAATGTGGTAGTGTAAATTATCTCCAATCGCAGCATTTAAATCTAAAAACACTGAATAAACCGACGCATCATTGAAGTTGTCGATTAGTTCAGGGTAATACTGTCTAGTAAAATTAATCAGGTCCTGCCTTAGACCTTCAAAATCTCTATCTGTATATGATATTTTACGATTAGCCATTTACCTTAAATATTAATAATAATGAAATCTCTACTTCCAAATGCACCGTCATCAATAGAATAATCTATTTTGACTTTAGCAGTATATTCCTCGACTCCTTCACCTGCGGTTCTAAATATGTCAAACATTTCATACGTATTTTCTTGGTCTTCAATGTTTAATTCACCTAAAGGACTTTTATCATCGTCAGAATAAGGTTTTATCGAAATGTCATTTATCTGTAGATTCGGAATATATTTATCACATGCCGTTTGTATATCAGATTTAATCGCATCAAAGGTAGGTCCGTCCATAGGTTCAAAAATGAACTCATATATTCTTGTACCAAAATCAGGTAAATAATACCTACTTCCTTTTCGTGTTAAAATTAAATGTAGTAAGTCTGCTCTTATTTCTTCAGCAGTTGTTTCTGTTAAATCAAGATAAGTGCCAGTGGCACTTTCCCTGAAAGGAAAATTTACTCCATATGTTTTCTTTAGTGGCATATCAATAAATATAACTCAGAGTATTTTTATAAAAAAACCCGTGGTTTTCCACGGGTCTTTTTTTATCCTTCACATGCTACACATTGTAGGTCATTCAGATTTAACTTTTTCCTTGCGAATGCTTGTGCCGAGTTCATCGAATGTTGATAGTACAATGTCTTTACTCCTAACTTCCAAGAATCAATAAGTAATTTATTCACGTCTCTCGTTGGCATATCAGGTGATACCATCAGATTCAACGATTGTGACTGGTCAATAAAATCTTGTCTTACCGCTGCTTGATTTATTATTGAAGCTTGGTTTATTTCAGCAAATGTTCTAAACACATCTTTTTGTTCATCAGTCAAGAAATTAAGATGTTGTACTGAACCATCTTTTTTCTTAATAGTATCCCAAACCTCTTTTGTGTCTTTACCCAACTCAACTAATAGTTTTTTAAGAACAGGATTCTTAATTGTAACTTTAAGTTTTGCCACATCTTTTACATAACAGTTAGACCAAATTGGTTCGATTGATTGTGAAACTTGACCCAAAATAAATGCCGATGATGTAGTTGGTGCTACCGCATTTAAAGTGACGTTTCTACGACCATAACCTTCAAGATATTCAGGTTCTCCAAACTTTTTAGCTAACTCAGCAGAAGCTGCATATGATTTATCTTTAATCAATTTAAACACCTCTACATTTAGTTTTGCAGTTTCTTTAGTATCGAAGGGTAGTCCTTTTGATTGAAGTAGTGAATGCCATCCTAAAACTCCTAATCCTAATGCTCTTTGTCTCTTAGCGAAGTTGTAAGCTTTCTCCAAGTAGAAGAACGCTCTATTACCTTCAATAGAACCATCAGACTTAAGGTCTTCAATTTTAGTCAAGAATTCAGTCACCACCGCGTCTAAGAAATATGTCATAGTCTCAACTGCGTCAGTATCTTTCCATTCGTCATAATGTAGAACATTCATAGATGACAAAACACAAACAAAGGATTCTTCTTCTGAGTTATGAAGTGCAATTTCAGAACAAAGGTTAGAATTGTAAATTTTAGCACCTTTATCTCTGTACACATCAGGAGAGTTATTGTTCATAGTATCACTAAACATGATATATGGATACCCAATCTCACCACGTCTCTGAATTACTTTAGCCCAAATTGCTCTCTTTTCTTCGTCACCATCAATCATTTCTTTCATGAAGTCATCACTGACGGTAACTGCATGTGTCAAATCTTGGATGGGAAATCCTTCCGTACCAATTTCAAGGAACTCCATGATATCGGGATGTTCTACAGGTAGGTAAGGTGAGAAACGACCTCTACGTGTTGCACCTTGTGAGATGTTATCAACAACACTCTCAAATAGGTTCATGAAGTGAACCGCACCAGGTGCATGACCATTGTCGGTAATCTCAGCACCTCTTTCACGAAT